CCACGACCGCCTTGCACGTGATGTACTTTGTGCTGCTGCCACGGGTTACGTCGAACGTCCTCGAAGCAAACGTCCCATGCCCGCCAGTGGAGATGGTCATGCCGATGCCCGAGTCGGTGCCGCCCGAGCCGTTCTTGGTGATGGTGCCAGTGCAGTAGGACGAGTTGCCGTAGATTGAGTCCCATTCGCCTCGTACTGTGACCCTGCACGTCGTGGCGTTGAGGTCGGTAACGGTTACATAGACCTCCGCCCGCCAATCGTCTTGGTAGACGTAGCTGCCGTTGGCCGAATACGTTCCTGCCAATTACCTCACCGTCCCCATCCTGCGGCGACCGGACACCCTCTCAGCAACGACATCGAGGGCAGCGGATAGCCTCGCGTCTGCGGCGACCATGGAGCCGTCGATGTAGTAGTTGACGATGCCAGCGCCTCCGATGTGATCCGCGATGGCATCCGCGTATTTGCTGAAATATGGCTCGTAGCTCGGCCAAATCAGCTCCGCGCCCTTCTCCCCCGCGCCGATGAGCGTCGCGTTGTCGACGATGCCGCCCTTGGCGTACCAGCTCACCGAAATGGACGGGAGTCCGCCAGAGAGCCAGTCGATGGGATTGATCGAGCCGCTGATGCTGAAGTGCGGGAGCGGGATGTGCGGCCAATGGAATTCGAAGTTGAAGAAGCCTTTTATCTTGTCGATCGCGCCCTTGACGAAATCCCTCGCGGTGCCTATCGGATCCTCGATGGCGGATTTCACGCCCTGCCAGACCGAGGTTGCGACCGATAGGATGCTGTTGAACGCTGGCACGACCACGTTGAGGATGGTCGTGATGGCGTTGACCACGAACGTCGCGACCGTCATGAATACGGTTCCGAGGTCTTGGATGACTGGGGAGAGCGTCTCGATTGCGGTCTGCACCCCTGGGAGAACCGTCTCGGAGAAAACGCCGCCGAGCTGCTCCACCAGAGGGGTAAGGACAGGCTCGATGGCTGCGAAAGCGTTGGTCACGATGTCAACGCCAGCGCCGAGCGCATCGAACGCGAACGAGCCGAGAGGCTCGAAAGCCTCCATGGCCTTGTTCTTCAGAACCTCCAGCTTCTCCGCCCAGTCAGCCGTGGCCTCGTACGTCCCCATGATCCCCTCGCCAGCTCCGAGAGCGGAGTCTCTGAACTGGTCGATTGAGAGAGCGCCCGATTCGACAGCGCCCACGAACTGCGCCGCGCCCTTGGTGCCGAACAGGCTCTCGGCGAGGTCGAGCGCGGATGCGCGGTCTCCGGAGGCGATGAATCCCTCCATCTGAGTGAGAACGTCCTCGAACGCTGCGGAGGCATCGCCGCCCTCGCCAGCCAGCTCCACGAGCGCACGGTTCATGCGGGACATGGTGCCGCTGGCATCCATGCCCGCTTGGTCGAGCAGGCCAGCCATGTTCGCGGTCTCCTCGAAGCTGAAGCCGAGAGACTGCATCGCGGGAGCCGAGGATTCGAGGATGCTGGTGAGAGAGTCGAAGCTGAGTCCAGTGTTCTGAGAGACGGTGAACAGGTAGTCCATCTCGCCAGACATGTTCTCGGCCTCCACGCCCCATGCGGCGAATGCGCCAGAGAGCGTCTCGACGTTGACCCCGCCGATGACGGAGTCGAGTGCGCCGAGCTGAGTCGCGACGTTGCGGAGGTCGTCCCCCGTGAGGCCGAGTCGGGTGTTCAGATCCTGAACGTAGTCGCCAGCCTGCCCGAACGAGACTGGGACGGTGGTCGCGACATCCTTCGCGATGCCAGTCAGCTCGTCCAAGGCTGCGCCAGATGCGCCAGTTCCCACGATGATGGCATCGGTCATATCGTCGAACTCGGTGCCGATGTCGAGGAGCATCTTGCCGATTCCCATCGCCGCGATTGCCGCAGCGATAGGCCCAGCGAAGCTCTTCAGAGAGCCGAGGATTCCGCCGCCGATGCTGGAGCCAGCCTCCTCGCCGACACCCTCCATGTTCGGGAGGATGGCATCGCTGATTGAGGATGTCGCGCCCTCGGCAGACGGCATGATTTGGACGAAAGCGTTGGCGATAGTCGCGCCCTCTGCCATCACGCCTCCTTAGTTTCGTAATACCAGCTCTTGAAATCTCCGAGCGCGATTGGAGCTGAGCCGATCCTCTGCTCGTGCTTCTCCTCGGCCCATGGCCTCGGATACGGTTTCGGCTCGCGCGGAGCCGTCTTGGAGAAGAGCTTTGCGATGATGTAGCTCTGATGCTGTATCGCGTCGAAGATGTCGGCCATCATGGCCGACTGTCTGAGGCTCGTTGCGAATTCGGCCTCGTCCTTGTTGCGCCATCGTTTGAATGCGGAGTCCATCGGAGCGTGCTCGACGAGCAGCTCCAGGGCATCCCACCCGAACCGATATGGCAAATCGCGGAGGCGTACCCCCAACTGCGTCATGCAGTCGTAGTCGAGTGCGCCTCCGCTTTCTTCGTTCAGTCGGACGAGGCTTGCGATTTTCCCAGATTGCCCTCGTAGTACCATCTGCGAGCGAGGCCCTTGAACTCCTCCAAGGGCATGGAGTCGGTAGCTCCATCGGTCTGGGAGGAGAAGAACGCGACGAGCCATCGCGTCTGATCCAAGTCTCCAGCTGCGGATGCATCGGCTAAAGCCATGACCTCGACGATGGGCAGGGCCTTTGCCGATACGATTGTGTAGACGGTTCCATCCCACTCGAACTCGAAATCCGATGCGGGAGCAGACTCGACCTTGTACATTCCCCTCTCCCCCTTCTCGGATTAGGCGGATGCGCCGTCGTCGGTGTAGATGTAGATGGAGTTGCCGTTATCGTCGGGATAGCAGGAGAGCGTGACAGGCCACACGATGGCAGCGGAGGAGGTGAAGGACACCTCTCCGACTGTCGTGATCTGGCCATCGGGAACCACGATGCGCATGCGGTGGTCGCCGTCCTTCATGTCGAACACCCAAGAGGCACGTTCGGGGAGCGCAGCGGAGAGCGCGATGGAGAGCTGGTTGCCGTGCGAGGAGGTCGCAGCGACAGCTGTGACGTTCTCATCGCCGAACGCGACCTTCAGCGAAGCCTCGTCGGTCTGGAGCATGCCCCATGCGAGGGTGCCGTCGAAGGTCTGGATGATGCGGCGAACGAGGGAGCCGCTCCAGTCGCGGATGTCTGCAGTCGAGACCGAGGGAGTCAGCGTGAGGCCGTCCTCGGACACGTAGCCGCTATCCGCGAAGGTTGAGCCGAGCGCCGCGACTGCATCGGTCGGGAGCGCGGTGCCGAGAGGCGCTTTGGAGATTGCGCCCGTGGTGAGCTGGTTGGGAGAGCCGACCAGCACGTTGGACTTTTCGAGTGCCATATCTACTCCTTAGATGTTGGAAATCGTGCCTCGGATGCTGGCGATGGCCGTGAACGTGACCCTCGGCACCTTGTAGTTGTTCGGATCGGGATTGACGTACGGGAGCGCGTTGATGCCGCTCGTGAGCCACTGCCGTCCGGACGATGGCTCTCTGAACTTCAGATCCGCGAAGATGCCAGCCAGCGCCCTCGCGTTGTCCATGGCCTGCGCGAACGTATCCGCGTAGACATCGATGGAAACGTCATGCTCGAAGGTCACCATCGAGGCATCCATGCCTCCGACGACCGTCACGAGTGCGCACGGGAGCTGCTGCTGGTAGGTTTCTGGGAGCGGAGGCGGGAAGATGGGATGACCCCAATACTCGGAGAGATCCTCCGAGAGCGCCTGCTCCGCATCGATGGGAATCACGCTCTGCATGAGAAAACCGCCTTTGTGAGAACCTTTTCCTCGGCCTCGGCCAGCTTCGCCTCGTAGGTCTCGGCAACGACCGAGTACGCGACTCGGCCTCCGCCGAACGATGCCCTCCACTGGGAGCTGACCTCGAAGCCGTCTCCAGCCGCACTCGCGACCTTCTCCGCAGCCTGCCTGCAAGCCTCGGCCACGGGAGCCGAGCAGAGCAGCTGCTGGATGCCGTCCGAGAGCAGCTCGATGCGCACAGAGCCTGCCTTGGTAGCCATCAGCCGCTCCAATCCGTGAGGTTGCAGACCATGTGGTCGCATCCGCCGAACGGCGAGCGGAGGCTCATGGCGAATCCGTCGACCGAGAATTCGAGGCCGTCGAACAGCACCCTGTCCCCGCGCTCGATGTCCGATGCTGGAGGCGCGAACAGCTGCGCCGAGATGCTGGACGAGTCCCTCGGATCGTTTCTGTCGGTATACGTAGAGGTAGGCTGCAGGGAGCATCCCTCGACCACATGCTTCTCGGCATTCGCCCAGTCGCGCTCTAAGGTGCCTCTGACGGATACGAGCGGAGCGCGGATGATGGTCACCGAGTCGTTGCACCAGAACGGGAGCATCTGCATCACCTCACGGTGAGCCGATAGGGAGCCAGCAGCGAGAGGTCGCTCGGAAGGAGCCTCACGCCTCCGCTGACACCAGCCTCGGTCTGGTTGTACGTAGCGCCGACCTGCCCAGCGTGCTCCTCGCGAACCCCTGGAGTTGCCGCCAGAGCGTTGGAGGCAACCTGCACGACTGCGGCCTGCAGGGAGCCTACGGAGTCGAATCCCGCATGCCACGATGCGACGACCGAGCGCCACCTGTCGGGGAACCTGCACGGGATCCTAACGAGTCCGTTCGGCAGCCACTCGAAGTCTGCCTGCTCGGCTCCCTCGATGGCCAACGACTCGACGGAGGTCACGCCCAAGGTGGGCAGCAGCATGAGCCTGCCGTCCCCCTGCCCCGTCCACTCGCATGCGAGATTGGGAGCGACGTGCCAGCCGCACCAGTCGCGGATGGCTTGGCTCGCGCTCTCGATGACTGCGGCGATGCGCTCGTCCGAGCTGACCATCCTCCCGCCCGTGGCGGTCTTGAAATCGGCGACCGAGATGAGCGGAGCGAGGGATTCGGTCTCGACCGAGTATCCCCATTTGGTCATGTAGGCCATTACTGTTCCTTAGTCTTTGCGGCGACCTTCTTGTTCGCAGGCTTCTTGGCCTTGTTGGCGGTCGGCTTCTGCTTCTCGTAGGGGACAGCGCCCTCTGGCTGCTCCCCCTCCTCGAACTGATAGAGTCTGTCGCCGATGCGGTAGATCCTCAGCGCCATTTCCCCTCCTTACGAGAAGGGGAGCGGTCTCCCGCTCCCCCATCTGGTCTATGTCGGATGAGCCTACTGGGCGACCTTGACGAACGCAGCGGGAACGCGAGTCGCGAGGAGGATGCGCTCCTCCACGACAACGGTGACTCGGTTGTTGGTGCGGTCGTCGTGGTCTCCAGTGACGACCTCGATGCGAGCGCCCTCTCCAGCCTTGGTGACAACGGAGGCACCCTGCTGGAAAGCGCCCACGAGGACGGTGCCTGCAGCGACAGCATTGGACACGACAGTCTTAAGACCCCAGAGTCCGGGCTGAGCGACGACAGCGCCGTTGCCGTAGGGGCCGTAGAAGTAGCCGCCGCCGTAATATTGGCCGTTGGTCGCGTCCTTGGCGAGTCGGAGCGTCTGGTAGTCGGCGGGATTGATCACGATGGCATCGGCCTCGAAGTTGGAGCCAGCCTTGACATCCATGATGGCCTCGAAGATGTTGTCGGCGGTCGGTGCCTGCGCGATGGTCTGGATGCCAGAGGTGCCGAGCAGCTCGCTCATGAGGTAAGCCTCGACGGCCTGGTCGAGAGCGTAGAGGCCACGGTTGTCGATGCTGGAACGGAGGAACTCGTTGTCCTCGATAAGCTCATCGGTCTCGTAATACCAGCCAGCGATCTTCTGCAGGCTCTTGGTCGTGGGAGTGTAGGCCATATGGAACTGAGGCTTCTGAGCGCCCTCTGCGACCGTGGTGGGAGCGCCCTCCGTCACGCCGTGGACGAAATACTTCAGAGAGGTGCCGCTGATGCTCTCAGCGCCGAAGAGGTCGCGGATGTCGGTGTCGCGGGCGATGCGGAGGACGTTGCGGTCGAGAACCTCGACAGCCGAGGACATGTGAACGTCGGTCGCGGCCTTGAAGCCGTAGGCGGTGCTGGCCTTGGAGGCGTTGCCCTCCTTGATGGAGGCGAGGTCGAGGTTCTTCTCGGCGAACTCGCCGAGCGTCTTTGCGGTGGTGTTCTCCACGGTGGTCTCCTTTTCGGAATTGAGGGAATCGAGGAGGCTCTTCTTCTCCTCGGCGGTGTCGATGAGGCTCTGCACCTCATCCATGCGGGATTTGATCTCGCGTGCGGCCTCGATGGTCTCGGCGGAGTCGAACTCCTCCATCAGAGCCGCCATCTGCTCGTTGAGATTCGGCATGTCTACTCCTTGCTGAACTTGGATTTGATTTCCGACTTGTAGAATTCGAGCAGCTCGGCATCCGTGGACTTAGCCTGCCCGTCCGCGCTCTGAGCCTGCTCGGACGAGTCGCCATCCACCTCGCTCTGCTCCTCGGAATCCTCTGTTGCGATGAGGCCGTCGACGGCCTCCGCGATGTCCTGCGCCATGGCGCGGATGCGGAGCAGCTCGTCCTCGTCGGCCTTGCTGTTGCGCCTGCCGCTCTTGACCTCTGCGGGAGCGTCCTTCACCTCGGTCACCTCGGCGCGTTGGTTGGCGGGAATCTGCACGAGGCTCACCTCGAAGAGATTCACCTTGCGCAGCTCGTTGGCCTTGGTGCCGTCCTCCAGCTCCACCTCGTCCCAGTCGAGCACCTCGTAGGCGAAGCTGAACTGGTAGAGCCTGCCCTCCTTGGCCAGTTTCCGGACATACTGCGCCGTATCGTTCTCGGCATCGAACTCGGCCTCCACGTAGAGTCCGCGCTCGTCCTCGAAAGCCTTGGTCACCTTGCCGATGTTGTATTTCGGATCGTCGGTGCTGTGGCCGTAGAGCAGGGGAATCGGCTTTCCGATCTCCTCCCAGTGCTTCAGCGTGTCCTCGAATGCGCCCTTCGCGATGACATCGCCGTAGGCATCGGGGATGCGGTCGAAGGTCGAGGCGTACCCCTTGACGATGCCCCCGTCCTCCATGGAGGCGGTGTCGGCGCTCTTGAACTTGGTTTCCATTACATCCTCCAAATTGAAATCTCGGTCTGGCACTGGCATCCGCACGACTCGTCGGGAGTCAGAACGTGGTCTCCTGGATACTTGGCCCCGTTCGAGAACAGCTCGTCGATGGGAACCGTCTCCCCATCCATAGCCGCATGCTCTGGCCTCGGATTGCCGCTCGTGACGATCCACGTCTTCATGGCGCGGTATCCGCTGGGAGCGCATTGCTGGATGGCCTCGATGGTCGAGAAGCCGATAATCGCCGTTGAGAAGCTGATGCCAGCGTTGTCCGCCCTGCCGCCCTCGGCCTTGTCGAACACGCCATCTGGAGTCGCGCCCTCGGCATCCTCGGAGATGTCGTCGCCGAGCGCCTTGCGCAGCTCCCGATACGTCACGTTGTTCCAAGCCTTGGCCTTGCCCTCCGCCATCTTGCGGATGTATGCGGCCATCTGCTCCTCGCTGAAGGATTCGGCATCCAAGCCGACCTGCCGAAGCGTGCGGAGAGCGCCCGCCTTGGCCTGCTCCTTGAACAGCTTCTCCAGATCGTCTCCGAGTTCCCTGTCCCATCGCTCGGCATCCCACCAGCTGGGCCAGCTGTCCTTGATGCCCTTGGACTTCGCCCTGTCGATGGCTGGGAGCACCTTCTTGCGCTGCCGTTTCGCGAACGAGCGGAGCACGGATGCCGCCTCCATCGACTCGTGCGCGTGCGGAGCCGCCTTTATGCGGATGTCGGGAGCGTCCTTCGCCTCCTTCAGCATCGGCTCAGCCGAGTCGTAGCCTCCATATGGCGATGTATCGTTCGGCGATGCGAGTCCACCTTCGAGCACGTTGAGAGGCACGACCAGCTCGTCCCCGCCCTCGACCATCGGGAGGTTGTTCGCCGCCCTCGCCTCGTTGCGGGTCATCCAAGGAGCGCCGACTGCTGATTGCAGCACAGATGCCCTCTCCTCGAACGATGCCTCCAGCTTCTTCGAGAGGTCGAATTCGACGTATTCGCGCGGATCGGCACCGATTTTCGGGAGCAGGAACGCATTCATCCGCTCGGAGAGCATGTCGAGGACAGGCTGCAGCGTCTCGGCGTAGAGCGCCCTCGCATTCTCCTTCGCGGATGCGTACGTCTGCGCATCCGTGTGCCAGACTAGGCTCGGATTTATGTGGTAGACGGCAGCGACATCCTCGCGAGCAAGCTTCGTTGCCTCCGCCCACTCTGCCTCCTTGGCGTTGAACGTGTTGGAGACGAGGCGCATGCCATCTTCTAGGATGGGAGTTCCGCCAGAGTCGGTGCCGCCGTTTCCGGAGAATCGGTTCTTCCAAGACTTGGCGAACCTGTCCCTGTCCTCGGCCTCCCAAGGCACGCCAGCTGGCCTCTCGATTACCTGCGAGACCCTGCCGCCGTTGCGCCAGACTTGGTTTCGGTACTGCCAAGCGTTGACCTGCTCGGCGAGAACCTGCCTCAGCGCCTTTACTGGCGAGGCATCGGAGAGGCCGTCTGGGGAGTAGTCTCCGAATCGGAGGATGTCGTCCGCTGGGATCTCCACCCTCTTGCCCGTGTGCGGATTCAGCACCACGTAGGATGAAGGAGAGAATCCGCTATAGGATTTGACCTCCTCCACCCAAGATGCGGGGATCTCCTCGATAGTCCATCCGCTCTGCGAGTCGGACGAGGGGATGACCACCCACAGCGCGAATCCGTACAGCTTCAGATCCGAGACGGTGTGGAGCATCAGCTCGTGGCCAGTCATGTGCGGATTCGGGAATCTGAGCAGAGTCGGGAGAACCCCCTCGGTGTCCCTGCGCCGCGACGTGTCGGATTCGCGGATGTAGCATTTGAGCGGGATGCTCGCCACGTTGCCAGCGATGAAGCTGACCACGGAGCGGAGAGCAGGCTGCGTGAGGTACATATCGGCCACCGAGTAGCCGAGCACCTCGTTCGCCGCGCTCACGAATCGGATGTCGTAGCGCCGCCCGTTGCGCCCGAAGAGCGCATCGAGAATGCCCATGTTGTTCTCCTTGCTGTTAGAGCATGATGAGGTCGTGGCCGTCCGCGTATGCGCTGACCTTCGGAGGCTCCTCCTCCTCGACCTGCGTCGCGAGGCCGAAAGCCATCGTCATCGCCATAAGAGGCGAGATGTCCTCGCCCGATTTGAGGCGATCCCACACATATGAGCCATCGCCCGATGGCTTGGTGGTCGCGATGGCTGCGGCAAGATCCAAGGCAGGCTGCGAGCGGTGCCGAATCGGGGCAGCGTCAACGTCCGACTCGGTGTTCGAGGCCACGCCGTCCCATGCCCTCCCGCAGAACGCTGGGAGGTCTTTGCCGACGATGGGATGCACCTCGACCCCGTCGATTGCGTCGAGCACCTCCGCGAAAGCGGAGACTGGAGCGCCCCTGCCCTGGAGCGCGACCTTCACTGGCTGAGATGCCGCGACATCCGCGAACCACGTCTGGAGCCAAGCCTGCCCCGTTCGGTACTCGACCAGCTCCACGTGATAGGCCCTGTCGCTGCGCATGCCGCAGACGCAGATGGCCGATTTGCGCCTGTCTGCGGATATGTCCACGCCGAAGAAAACCTCGGCATCGGGAGCGATTGCCGACTCCCTGTCGAACCCAGCCTCCCATGCGCCCTGCGGGAACGGTGGATTGCGCGAGGCTGTAACCCACTGGCAGAGGCACTCGGTTCTGAACTCGTCTGGCGGATCGGTGGCGCATGCGGATGCGAGCGCCCTCTCGGTCACGCAGTAGCCGAGCGATGGATTCGCCATCGCCCAAGCATCCCTGTCGTGAACGTCGGCATCCTTTGGAGCCGACCACTCGAAGATGCCCAAGGCACCGTCCTCCGCGAACTCGGAATCGTCCTCGTCCGGAGAATCGGCCAAACCGCCCGCATCCTTGACGATGCCGTCTGGATCGCCCAACGCGGCATGCGCATTCATGCGGAGGTGTCGGAGCACGACCGAGGATGCGTCGCCAGCGTTGGACATGCACCAGACTATCGCCCTGTCGCGAGCGATGGTTGTTTTCGTAAGGGCAGACCAAGCCTTGAAGTCTTGATGCTCGCGCAGCTCGTCCAAGAGAACCAAGTCTCCCGATTTGCCTCGGCCCGCCTTTCGGGTGGATGCCTTTACGCGATACTCCCGACCCTCGGTTAGCTGTATCCGCTTCGCGCCGTTCGTCCTCCAGATGTGGTCTATCTCGGCGGCGAGTTCCTTGTTCGACTCGGCCATCTCGACCACCGACTGCCACGTGTCCTCGGCCTGCTCCAGATCCTGCGCCGTTCCGATGATGAGGCCGACTCTGAGGATGTAGAGGAAGAAGAGCGCCAGCACCGTGGACATCGTGGTCTTTCCCTGTTGGCGTGCGACCAGGACGAGCACGGTACGGTAGCGGAACCGCCATTCGCTTTCGAGGTCTCCATCGATTTCGAGTGCATGGATGAAGAGCCATCTCTGCCAAGGGAACAGCTCCATCTCCAGAATCTCCTCGGCGAATCGGATGACCATGAAGCCGAGAGTAGTCTCTGGAGTGAGTTCGCGGAGCGGAGGCGTGAAGATGCGAGGCTGCTCCACGCCCTTACGCGACATGGAACGACTTCCTCATGCCGTCGAGCGCGGATTCGGCGCTCCTCTTGCGCCTGCGCCTGTCGATTGCCTCGTTCGTCGGAGCGAGTCCGAGCGCCCTGCAGTAGTTGAGCATCGTGGTCAGCATCGAGGCATTCGGCTCGTCCGCATGGTCGATCATGGACGCGCAGATCCGCGCAGCCTCGATGGTCGGGAGGTGCTTCTTGGTGAGCACGCCGTCTGCCATCGATTCGGCGATTGCATCATCGAGCACCTTGCGCATCGATTCAGCCATGGCGCTGCGCCTCCTCGTTCGAAAGTGTTCGGAGGGATAAGAAAC